CTCGGAATACTGGTTTTAAACCAAGCTGAATAAGGCGACGGTCTGTGATAAATCTAATATAATTTCTTACATCTTCTTTAGTTAATCCTTCAATTTTATTACCAGTAAAGGCAAGATCAATAAACCTATCTTCTAACTCAACAGCTTCTTTAGCCATTTGATAAATTTTAGATTTAAACTCATCATTGATAATACGAGGATGTTCTTCACAATACTTACGGAATAATGCCGCACCACCTTCTACGTGTACTGTTTCATCTCGAATAGACCATTCAACTACAGTTCCCATACCTTTCATTTTACCGAAACGTTGGAAGTTAAGTAACATAACAAATGAAGCGAATAAAGCAACACCTTCATTAAATACACCTTTGGCTAAAGTTAAAGCTACGCCAGAATGTGTTCCTGTATCATTAGATTGCATAAAGTCAATCTTATCTGCCATTTCTTTATATTCTAAGAATCGATGATACTCTTCATCAGGTAAACCTAAAGTATCATTTAATAGTGCATAAGCCCTTTGATGAGTACCTTCACGGCCAGCAAAGGAACCTAGCATAACCCGAACTTCATTGTTCTTAAATTTAGGTATTAAATAGTCATAATAGTTTTGACCTACTTGCACATCACCTTGAGTAAATAATCTTAAGATATGAGTAATAAACTCTTTTTCTTGATCATTTAACTTTAGTTTCCAATCTGATACATCTTCAGATAAATCAGCTTCATCTTCAGTCCAATGAATTTCTTCATGTTTCTTTGTTAAATCTACAGCCCAATCATGAAAGAAAGGTTTATAAGTTTTATTAAAAGTGGTTAATGTTGATGCAGGAATATTATCCTTCACAAGCTTTGCATTCATTGTCTTCTGCCTCTACTGCGTTTGTTAATGTTTGGAAATGAGCATATAGTTTATCAAATCCACCGATATACTCTCCGTCTAAATAAATTTGTGGTAACGATCTAACATCATCACGACCAGTAACTTCAGCTGCTGTTTTGCCTAAAGCTACAATATCAATATAGTCAAATGAAATACTCTTTGAATTTAACAAAGCTTTAGCCATCTCACAATTTGGACAATTTGGTTTACCATATATGATTGTTGTTTTATCATATTTTAATTTATCTTCTTTAACTTTTTCTGAGACATTTTCAGCACGAACTTTAGCTTCTGTACGGAGATAATACAAACCTTTTAAACCAGATTCCCAAGCTAAGATATGTGCATCTTTAACATATTTCTTTTCTGCTCCTGCAGGGAAAAATAAGTTAACAGATTGGCCTTGACAAACATACTTTTGTCTATCTGAAGCATGTTTAATAACCCAACTTTGATCTAACTCAAAGCTAGTTTTAAACACATCTTTTATACTATCTTCTAAGAATGGCAAATGTTGCACAGATCCACCACTAGTAATAATATTAGCCCATACTTCATTTGTATTATGTTGAATCTTATCTAAATACTTTTCAAGATATTTGTTTTTAACTAAGAAAGATCCTGCACGAGTACGATGTGTATATGCATTAGCCTTATTAGGTTCAATACTAGGAGAAGTACTTAACAGAATACCAGAAGAAGCATTAGGGGCTACTGCTAGTAAATGTGAATGCCTTACCATTACTGGAGACATATCTGGAGCAGGTCCACGACTTTCAGCTAAAGCGCCAGAGATCTCTTTTGCTTGATTTTTAATATAATCAAATATTTCAATGTTTAGCTTGGATGCATCGTTACTTTCAAAAGGTATCATTCTACTCTGTAACAAGTTATGAAAACCCATTGCTCCAACACCAATAGATCTTTCTTGAGTAGCGCTATATACTGCCCTACTAAGACTGTCTGGAGCATTCTCAATAAAATATTCTAGTACGTTGTCAAGCATTGTTACTAAATCTTTGACCATTGATGTATGTTTCCATTGGTCATAGTGTTCTAGATTAACAGAGCTTAAACAACATACTGCTGTACGATCTTCATTCGTAGGTAAATGAATTTCATTACAGAGGTTGCTACCATGTACTTTTAAACCTTTTTCCTTTAATTGAATAGGTAATGCGTCATTAACAGTATCAATGAAGTTAAGGTAAGGCTCACCTGTACGGAAGCGAGTTTCCAATAACTTGATAAATACTTTTCTAGCATCAAGGGATTCGCCTGTTGGTCCTTTCTTTGGATCAACAAGCTCATATGTTCTACCTTCTTTGACAGCTTCCATGAAATTATCAGTGATATTAACAGCGTTATGTAAGTTAAGACATTTACGATTGTTATCACCTGTGGGAACACGAATACTAATAAATTCAAGAATATCAGGATGATCAATATCGAGATATGCAGCATAAGATCCCTTTCTAGTTTTACCCTGCCTATAAGCAGTCATATCAGCATCAATTGTGCTTAAGAAAGGTATAGGCCCAGGAGCAATGTCAGATACACTACGGATGTCAGACCAATGACCTCCGACCCCTCCGCCCATGACGGATAACCAACGAATTTCAGAACTATGATCAATAAGACCAGAGACAGTATCAGGAACATAAGTTAAAAAGCAAGAGATTGGCATTCCTTTACCTTTACCATTAATATCGGGAGCATTCGATAATACAGGTGAGGCAAACATAAACCATTTGTTTGAGATATAGTCATACAGTCTTTGAGCTAACTCTAAATCTGTTTGACCTTTAAATGTGCTCCAAGCACGACAAGCTCTAGCATAAACTTCCTGTGGAGATTTTTCATTATCTTTTGCATAGAACTCTAGTACCATGTCAAAGGCATAATCTGTTAAAAGTTTATCTTTATCTAAATCAATTTCAATATCGTAGTATTTCATTATTATTTTTATTATTAAGCGTTAAAGCAAGCACCAGGGCGTAATAACACTTCTGCTATCATACCCTCCATCGACTCATCTGAAATACATATAAAGGCAGTAATATCAAACTCCGTAAAGCTTTCAAGAGCTGCCTCACATTCTTTACTATTTTCATAGATATACTCATTATATTTTTTACTAGAGTGATCAAAAGCAAATACAGAATATCTCATCATATAGTAAGATCCTCAAAACTATTACTTGCATTAATCAATCTACCAGTGTCTTCAATAAATCTATATTGACCCATAGGACCAGTTCTGCCAGTCCATCTATCTTTTAGTACCCAAAGCTTACTAGTGTGCCTCTGCACAGGGTCTGCTTCAAGTTTATTCCTACTAATAGCAATTAGTTGAGCACCAATTTGCTTTAGAGAACCAGAACCTTTTAAATCATCATCTGAAGGTACAGCACCCTCTTCAAAAGATTTTTGATTATTGTTTGTTTTTCTTAAATGACTAACAACACCAAGCCATATCCCATGACGCTTGGCTAGCTTTAGTAGGTCTGACATAAGTTTATCTGTAGCTCGATTAACATCATTATCTTCAGCATCTGATACTGCAATAGTAATGTGATCAAGATAAATAAATTTACATCCACTTAAAGCCATGAATTCCATTTTATCAATTAGAGAATCATCTCCCATTGAACCTTGATGATCTAAGAACATTATGCGACCTGTACCCATAGTTTCAGCCCAAGCATTCTTTTCTTCATCCTCAGTAACTTCAACATCAGGTAATTGAATACGCTTATTTAAGTGTAAAGCCATAATACCCTCAACTGTCTCAGACACACTTTCTTCTAAAGAACAAATGCCAATCTTTTCATTTGTTGTTTGAAGTAAATGATATTGATCTTCTTTTAGAAAAGAACTCTTACCCATACCAGTACCTGAGCAAAGTACAGTAATAGAGCCTAAACATCTACCATAAATCTTTTTATTAAGATCTACAGCAAATTCAGGCCAAGGTACATAATCAATCTCTGATTCGGCCTTGTATAAATCCCAAGTATCCGCTGAGTTAACAATGCCAACTGGACTCCAAGCTTGAGCATCCCAAACTTGAGATAAGACTGCCATATGCCCTTCTTTTAAATAAAGTTCATTGGCATCTTTTAACTTAGTGTTCTTAACAATTTTAACTTTGTCAAAACCAATAATCTTAGCAGCACGATCAGCAGCTTCTTTTCCTGGCTCATCATTGTCAAACCAAATAACTACTGAATCAAAACTACGTAACCAATCTCTATTACTCAATAAGATACTAGTTTGACTTGCTGATGGTATAGAAACTACTGGATAAATCTTTTCATATTTATCGAACCAAGCCTGTGATACAGTTAATGCATCAATCTCACCTTCAGTAATTACTAACTGTTTACCCCCATTACCCGCTTGCATTTGTCCAAAAAGACTTTTAATTTTTCCGACAACTGTGAAGTCTTTAGGGAGAATCCGTTTCTTATATCCTGTAATTTCATTAATACCATATGGGTAATAATGTGTATCCACATCACCTTTTTCATTTACTGTAACCCTTATATTAAAGTGCTCTGCAATTTTCTTTGTGATCTTGCGGTCAGCAAAACCTCTTATAGCGTAACTAGAAATTTCTTCTAATGTTTCAGTGCCATAATTTTCCTTCTTAGTTGTCACTAGAGAATCCTTACTTTGATCTGGAAACCAACCACTACATGAAAAACAATATGAGGTTCTATCCTCGTATATCTGTCTAGCATCACTACTACCACAGTCTTCACTTAGGCAAGGTTGATCCTTTACAACTATTTTTCCCATTTTATTTATTAATTACATTGTTAGCTGCAAAACAAGCTGTTGACACAAAACTTAATGCTATAGAGACTAATAAAAAGTCTGCTGAAGTCCATTGCTCTGCACCTGTTAATAAGTTAACTGATTGTGTTAATATTACAAGCATTGAACAAAAACCAAGCATAAAACCAATTAATTTCATTATTTTAATCCTGCTAATTTATTTAATCTTTTACGATGTCTGAGAGATACTGTTTCAGAAGAGCGCCATTGTACTTTATCAATGAACCTATTATACCAGATATGATTATTAGTTGGAACTTCTACAAAACATTGAGACCATGTTTCTGCCCAACTTAAACCTCCTCTGGTGTAATACTGCTCTAATACGTGGAATTCAAATGAGTCTATGCCATTTTCTTCTATTAGTGCATTGATGTCTTTAGAGGAACTAGTATAGATTCTCCAATTGCTTGGTTTACCTTTATTAAGTTTACCATTCCCTTTAAACATCTTTTTACCAATATACATCATACCATTCTTTTTATCTTTAATTAAATAAATAAATCCAAAAGCATTTTCATGATCTAGTTGTTCAGTAAATTCCCAGTGCCCATTATCCTTCTTCTTTAATTTGGAAGTGGTCATTTATATAGCGCCAGATGTGGATCAACCTGCCATTGGCAAGTAAATAAGGTTTCCACTGGTCGCCATATTGTTGTTTGTAAGCATTTATTACTGCTGCCTTTCTTTTATTATTATTATCACAGCCTTCTAAAATCTTTAAAGCCTTTACTGGCCCGATTTTAGGTAGTCCAGGAATATTATCTACTGCATCACCCATTAGAATTTGTTTCCAATAGTGTATATCAGCTGATTCCTCATCTACTTCATAATGTTCATCCTTTCCTGGTTTAAAATGTTTACCAGGAATACAATCTAGATCTTTGTCTATTGTACATACTACAAACGGATCATTATCCCTAGTCGCTTCTACCGCCCAAATTCGAATTAAGTCATCTGCCTCAAATCCGTGAGCAACTACAGCATTAGGATGATTACAAAACCATTCTTTGAGTTCATCAAAATATTCAGCCCTATTTTTCTTAGATGCTAACCTAGATGCACTTCTTTTATATTCTTTAAAAAACTCTTCTCTCCAATTATTTAGACCACCAATTGCAATGAGATAATCAGTGCAAAAGGTGTTTTCAATAACTTCTTGAAGAACTATGTCTAATTTAATCTTAGCTTCTTCTACGTTTTCAGTATCCCAAATAGACTGATATAGTAAAACGTCTCCGTCTACCAATGCTATCATACTGGGTAGGTTACTTTCTCAAAGCCATATTTCTTAACTCGAGCTAGTAGTTTCTTGCCAACTTTATTACGAACTTTATACTTAATAATTGTAGGACGATCTACAAAGCTAAGATATAAATACTTATCGCCACGAGGATAAGTATATGTTGCCGATGGAACTCTGTATACTAATGATTTTTTCATTTTTGTTGTACTCTTATATTACTGTGAATTAATGTTAAAATACCTGAATCAGTTTTATATCTGTCTGAAAATATTACTCTTTCAACGCCAGATTGGATTAGTAGCAGTGAACAATTGTCACAAGGAGCAGTTGTCACATATACTGTTGATCCCTTTAAACTCAAACCTTCTGCAGCAGCCTTAGAGACTAAATTTGCTTCAGCATGAATTACATAGGATAGTGTTTTATTATAATCATCTTCACATTTATTAGGGAAACCTGTTGGGGTCCCATTAAAACCAAAGCTGAGAATATTATTATTTTTTACTGCAATAGCACCAACCTTACGCTTCTCAGCATGAGACATTAGTGCTATTCTTTTAGCAAGATCTAAATACAGGGAATCGTAGCGATCTTCTTTTGTAACCATGAGGGTGCATTTCTATTTGTGTATCGCATTAAGTTTATCTTTTCAGTTAAATAATAATTTCGATATGATTCAACTGCATCATTTAATTTACAATGATCTGGCATGGCTAAAGGAGGATCTTGCCAGTCATCTGCTTTAATGTCCCTTGGAAAACTAGCAAGTGTAGCTGAATGATCTAAAATAGTTTTATGTATTTTTCCAAATCGGTGAGTATACTCTTTACCAAGTTCTTCCATAAGAATATAAAGCCACATATAATGCTTAATACTACTACGAACCCAAACAGCAGAAGGATGATTGTCATGTGTCTTTTTGTAAGGCCCACCATTACCAACTAGATGATGGGCGGTAGATAATAACTGTGCTGACTCAAGAATCATCTTTACTACATGAGAATCATAGTGAGCCTTAGCACATTCTGTTTGGTTTTTGTCTAAATAAAAAATGTTCATGATTCGTGTATGTGTGTAAATTCAGGGTATTTAGCTTTAATTTTAGCTATATACTTTGGATCATCATTCTTTCTAATTAAATGAACTTTGAATTCTTTACTAATGTCAAACTCTACACTAGTGTCTAATTCATAATCTTCCGAATTAGTTAAATAATCCCAATAATAACCACGAGTATAAGAAGCTTTAGACAAACTGCCATGAAATGTGTTTAACATCTCAATTGGTTGTCTATCACATAATACAATTTGAATTGGCATAAAACAATTTTTTACGTTTAATACACCAACAACTCCATTATCTAAACTATGTGTATAATAAGAATTATTTGTTACATCTTCTAATTCATCAGCTTGAAGCTCTAATGCTTGTGATATCCTGTCTTTGATACTATCTCTAGACTCATTAGGATACCCATGAATATAGATATCTAAATCCTTTGCAGGGTTACCTAATGCCCAGTCTCGTGGTGCTCCACCTAAGATACAAGAATCTGGGTCTACCATGTGCAACATGTTTAATACTGCATTAGCACATGCTTTTTGTGCTTCAATAAATTTTACTAAATTAGACTTAGTCATATTTTCTTTCAAAATTTAATTTTACTTTTACCTGTAGACCAAAGAGGTTTATGCTTTAATAGTTTTAAACCGTTATTTGCAATCTTTTCATCAACTAAACTTTTATAAAAATTAGCTGCTTTATTTGGATCTATATTTACATTAATATTATCTGCTCCAACTGTATGGATACCTCTACGACCAATACTACTAACATTTTTGCTCATATTATTTCCTTATTAATGAACATCATACCAATTATTACCAATTTTAGAAGCTCTCTCGGCATATTCACTAGGAACTTCAAATTCAATCTCATCATGATAAAATATCAATGGATTGAATGGTATGTTCTCCTCTTGGAGTCTAACATAAGTAAGAGCAGTAGCTGCTTTACATGTAATAGCTTCACAACTCTGTAATAGATAATTGAGAGACTTATGAGCAGATTCACAGGGAATCTTTCTACCATCAAGTGCAGGAATCCAAGGACTGCCACGTAACTCTGTTTGGTTATAAACAGCATTAATACGCTTAATCAATGAATCTAGTCC